CGCATACATTTGCTCCGCTCTATGGAGCAACGGGATTTGGAAGAACATCTGCAGAAGCAAAGTACTACGAACAATTTACAGATAAATACAGAGGGATTGGACGATGGCACGAGCGATTAGCTACAGAGGTATTATCTCACAGAAAAATTACCACTCCAAGCGGAAGACAATTCGCCTTCCCCAATGTCAAGCGGAGAAAAAATGGGACCATCACAGATTTTACGGCAGTCAAAAACTATCCGGTGCAGTCATTTGCAACTGCCGACATTGTTCCTGCTGTGCTGATTGAAATATTTAATCGACTTAGTAACATGAAGTCTATGCTAGTAAATTCAGTGCACGATTCTGTGGTAATCGATGTGCACCCGGAGGAGGAGACGCAAGTTGTATCACTCATCGATGATATAAACAGGGAATTGAAATCTCTTATAGATACTAAATTTAAAATTAACTTCAACGTACCCCTTTTACTTGAGGCTAAAATAGGTGTAAACTGGCTTGATCAACAAGAGGTCTCAAAATGACAACACAAATAGCAACCCTAAACGCAGGGAATTTCGTTGAAATGGCGAAAGCAATGGGCATGTCACAAGACATGTCATCTGATGGCAAAGCAAAATCTTCTACTCTGCCACGCTTACGCATTTGGAATCAGCCCGTTATGGGTCAGGTTGAAGTCAAAGGTAAGATGAAGAATATGGAGGTCGTGCCCGCAGGCATGTACCGTCTTCAATTACCGGATGACGTTTATGTGTACGCAGAAAATGTAAAGATTCGCGTGTTTGTTCAGCGTTTTATGTACAAACGCTATGACTCCAACAACAATCTGTATATTAAGACATTGATGGCTGATGATCTTAATGGAGATTTGAAAGATAATACAGGCGGTCTTAATTGTGGTAAGCCCGCAGGTTACATTAAAGACTTTCAATCCTTACCTGAAGACACGAAGACACTGATCAAACAGATCAAACGTGTTCGCGTCATTTTAGGTGAGGTTGAGCTTGTCAATCCGGTGGATGCGGATGGCAATGAAAAGGACATGGAGGTCCACCCTTTTATATGGGAAGTAGATAACAGGGAGGCTTTTAAAACTATGGGTGAGCCTTTCACTCAGTTAGCTAAGCAACGTAGATTGCCAGTACAGCACTGGATTGAGTGTGGGACTGATGAGCGGTCCATCCCAACTGGAGCAAAGTTTTACCTGCCAACAACGAGCCTAGACATTACTAAGTCAATTGATCTCACAGAGGAAGACCAAACTAAATTTGGTGACTTTCTTGAGTGGATTAATAACTACAATGATTACATTGTTTCTGCTTGGAATGAGAAACGCACAGAAAAAGTAAAAGCAGAGAATGACGCGCTCGTAGAAGACTTTATTGACATTGAAGTTGGTGAAGATTAGTGAATGTTACACATCCTTCAGAGATTAAAATACATCGATACCTAGAGGATGTTCGTAAAGGCAAGCGTGGCATGTCAGATGCCACAATTGCTCGCATTGTCAGGGATATAAAAGAAGCTGTTCAAAAACAGTTTGATGGCAAGGAACGTAAGTTTAGCTTACGCATGTCAAACATCGGAAGACCTTACTGCCAACTGTGGTTTGATAAAAATCAACCAGAAGAAGGCATTGAACCTCCCGCTAATTTTTTAATGAACATGATGATTGGAGACATCGTAGAAGCTATCTTCAAGGGTGTACTAACTGAAGCTGGTGTAGAGTTTAGCGATGGATTTAAGTCAACATTGACTGCAGGACAACACAAGATTGATGGTACACACGATTTGATCATGGATGGTCATGTGGATGATATCAAATCAGCGTCGCAGTGGTCCTACAAAAACAAGTTCAAAGATTACGCAACACTTAAAGAACATGATGCCTTTGGCTACGTAGGTCAGCTTGCGGGATACGCTAAAGCTTTAGGTGTTGATCCCGGCGGATGGTGGGTTATCAACAAGGCAAACGGCGAATTTAAATATGTATCTGCGTGGGATATGAAGCCAAAAGTTGATGATATAGTTGATGAAATTGCAGATAAAGCGGATAAACTTGAATCAAATCAATTTGTTAAGTGCTTTGATTCGATTGAAGAAACATTTCGTAGAAAATTCACCGGAAATAAAATATTAGGTGAAGAGTGCAGTTGGTGTAGATACAGGCATAAATGTTGGCCTGAACTACAGGAGTTACCATCTCTTGTATCGCAAGCAAAAGAGCCGCCTATCATACCTTACGTAGAGATATCGGATGAGTACCAACAAGAAAAGTTTAATAAGAAAAAACGCGCTTAGATATGGCTATCGATCAGGACTAGAGCAAATTGTTCGCGACTCTTTGCGGGGACGAAAGTGTAATGCTAAATACGAATGCCTAAAGATAGAATGGGAAGATCTGACGTATAGAAAATACACGCCTGACTTTTTACTTCCTAACGGAATTATTGTCGAAACAAAAGGTCGATTCATCCCGGCTGATCGCATGAAACATCTCGCGATTAAAAAACAACATCCCCATCTCGATATTCGATTTGTATTTAGTAATAGCAACTCTAAACTGCGAAAGGGTGCGAAAACAACTTATGCAAATTGGTGTGAAAAACACGGATTTTTGTACGCAGACAAAGACGTGCCGCAGGAATGGATTAACGAAAAGAAAAAACCAATCAAGCATTATCCTTCCACACTAGTGGCTTTTCCATTCACTAAAATTATCAGGTAATATAATGTCAGAAGAGAAGAAAGAAACATCGTTTGCTATAGTTATTACTCCTGAGTTTGATGACAAAGGCGAATGGGATGGTATGGTCGGCTGTCACATGGAAGAAGAAGTTAATCACGATTTGACTGAAGACCAACTAATGCAAATTCGTAGTGTTTGCGGCATCATGGCAAATACTATATCTCTTATGGAACAGGACCAAGAGTTTTTTGAGTATGTCAGAGAAGCGTTTTTATCTCTCAATGAAGATTTGATTTTTAAATTTGTAGATGCAATAGAAGAAAAAGATGAAAAGCCAAACTTTACTAAGGAAGGTAACGTGTTCACATTAAACTTTAATTCTAAGACTCATGGAAGCGCGTAATGAGCTTAAAAGATATTCGTTCTGAGTTGAATGCTGATTTAAACGCGATAATTGAAGACACTGTTGAAGATGAAATTTTTGACATGGTCACAAAACCCAAACACTACAATACCGGACAGTTTGAAACCTATGATATTATTGTAGATGTGCTAGGAGAGTATGATGCTATTTCGTATTGTCGCGGAAATGTTCTAAAGTACATGTTACATCGTCTTTGGAACAAAGGTGATCCGATAGAAAACGCACGTAAAGCTCAGTGGTATCTGCAAAAGATGATTGAGTTGATGCGAAAAACGGAAGGAGTTAATTGGTAATGTCGGTCGAAATAAAGGTTGACTTACAATTTGAAATCGATATAACTGAAGTTTCGCCAGAACATAGACATGAAGATGGAATCACAGAGATTGTCCAAGATGTGCTCGATGCGTGTATGTATGACATTCCGGGCGCAGAACTCAAAAAATGTGAAATCTCTATTGAAGGATTTGATTAATGGGACAAGTAGATTATCTGGGAATACAGATAGATCTAAGCAGAGACGCTGATTTATCAGAGCAAGGAATCGCTCTACTTAAAGATTATTACATGTTACAAAATGAAACATCCCCACAGCAAGCATTTGCACGTGCGGCCGTGGCTTATTGTGAGGGCGACTATGATTTTGCTCAACGCATTTATGATTACGCTAGCAACCGTTGGTTTATGTTTTCTAGTCCAGTTTTGTCTAACGCACCAGATGCCGACAGTAGCTCGAAAGGGCTTCCTATTAGTTGCTTTCTCACATACGTTGATGATACTCTGGATTCTCTTATTGAGCATAACTCTGAGGTAGCGTGGCTGTCTGTGAAGGGCGGTGGTGTAGGAGGTCATTGGTCCTCTGTTCGCCCCGTAAGTGATAAGGCACCCGGTGTAATACCGTTTATGAAAGTTGTCGATTCACAAATGACAGCTTATAAACAAGGCAAGACCCGCAAGGGATCTTATGCGGCATACCTTGATGTATCTCACCCGGAGATCATTGAGTTTATAAACTTTAAAGTTCCCACTGGTGGGGACGTAAACAGGAAGTGTTTCAACCTGTTTAATGCAGTTAACATTACAGATGCTTTTATGGAGGCAGTACAACATGGAGAACAATGGGAATTACGATGCCCTGATTCAGGAGCTATCAGAAGTACAATCCAAGCTAGAGAGTTGTGGCAGAGAATACTTGAAGCTCGTTTCAGAACAGGCTCCCCATATCTCAACTTTATCGACACAGCAAACAGAGGGTTACCGGATTCTCAAAGAGCACTTGGATTATCAATTAGAGGCTCTAATCTCTGCAATGAAATACATCTCGCAACATCTACAGAACGTACAGCAGTTTGCTGTCTCTCCTCAGTCAACCTTGAAAAGTGGGACGAATG